CCCATACCCCCTGGCTCTGTGTGCCACAGTTGCCGCCTCAAGCGGCGGCGGCAATCTGAGCACACGAGCCGACGCAAAGGGACATGATGAAAAAACCGCAAACCAGTCTGGCTCACCTGGCGCAGGCATGTGTGACAATGCTGGCAAAGGCAATGGACGAACAGTGGGGCAGCGGCAGACTGCCGATGATTGTCAGTGCCGATCTCAGAGCACGGTTCCTCAAACAGCAGCGGTTGTATCATGAGGCGCTGATGGCGGAAGACGAACCGGCTATCGTTGCGCAGAGCCACGGCATGCTCAGGGCATGGCATGTGCTGGATGACGCTGCGGTCGAAACCGGGGAGAAGCCACTGCCGTGGTCAGCCTGGCAGCTCACCGCGCCGACCGGTGAGGTCATCACCATTATCCGAGAAGTGGCTGACCTGGCGCTGGTGCCGAAACAGCCAGGCGTCGAGGTCTGGACCGCTGACCAAATCGTCGATCTCATCATCAACCAGCTCGAAGAGGTGCGGGTTGAAAAACGTCAGTGGCCCAAAGGAAACGGCAAAGAGCCGATGGATTGGGAAGAGGGCGATGACATCCCGTTTTGAAAAACCGGAGGATTGCGTTGGCGAAGAAACGAAAGAACAAGCAATTGCAGCCATCGGATTTTGGAACCAGAGAGCGAGGCCAACATGACGAAATCCAGCTTGAAGAAACGATGGTGGCGGGCGTTAACCGGGCACGCATCACAACCCAAACCCAGCTCGACCGATACTACAATCGAGAAGAAATTAGCTATCGCCAGTACGACGCCGGTGAAAGATTTCAGGCTGCTTGGTTTATCGGGTGCCGTGGTGTTGCTGTCGCGGCGAACTACGATGTTCGGATTCCCTCGTCGTCGCGGGAAGTTGAGCAGCATGTTGTCCGCGCCAGGCGCAGTGTCAAAAAAGCACTCGACGCAGTTGGACCGTTGGCGGCGATAGTGGTGCATGTGGCGGGCCTGGACTTAGCGGCAAGTGAGTGGGCCGTGATGCACGATCATGACAAGCGATCTGGCATCACGGTGCTGCGGATGGCGCTCGATGCGCTGGCGGATCACTACGGGGTCTGAGATGAAAAAACGGGATCGGGCCTGGATCGAAGAGTTGCTGGCGGAAGCGGAATATGATTTCGTGCCGCCAACGGACGGTATTCACCGACCGCTTTGGCTGCATGCGCCAGAATGGCGTAAAGCCATTTATCGGAAGCGGGCCAAGCATCTGGTCAGCCGATTGCCACTCGATCGAATGGTGCTGGATGATCAGCAGTCTTGACTTTCGAGTGTCACTCGTTCACACACTTTCAGTCATCGTGGGCGAACGCGCCCACAATCCCTTCCCCAAATTTTCCGAGGTTGATGATGGCTGCGAATGGTGCCACTGACACGGCTGTTGTTGTGCAGCCAGCACGACGGCCTGGGCAACACATTGAGCCGGAAACTGCTGATGCTCAGATGTTCGAGTTTATTAGACGCACGGCAGACGGCGAGAGCATGCGGTCAATCTGCGATGACAATCACATGCCGAGCACAACCACAATCTGCACTTGGTTGTCAAAGGCAGACGATGGCGTACTTGAACAGTACGCGCGCGCTATGGACCTAAGAGGCCAAAGATTTGGCGAAAGAGTCGCCGAATTGTCTGAAAAGGTGTTGGAAACTCCCGATCTCGACCCTAACCGCGCCAGGGTGGCTATGGATGGCCTCAAATGGTCAGCTGCAAGGCTGGCTCCGAAGAGGTATGGCGACCGCATCGAGGCTCACGTCACTGGTGAGCTGACTGCGACCTTGGTGCCGATCATGCCCAAAGCGAAAGGGTGACTTGATTTGACATCAAGTGTTCCTCGACCTCAAAAACGAGGCAGGCTGCGGGTTTGCGGTCGCTCGATCGGTCGAGTGTGACGAAAGTGTGACAGATTTGGTCGAAAAAGCATGCTTTTGACCTGGGCGGTCGTCGGTCAGGTCGAGGCCGGGGGCGGCCGCGTCGTCCCGATCGGGTTCGCCTGTTGTGATGGCATTAAGACACCCCTTGTTTGTCTCCAGCGAAAACTTGGTGAAGCAGCTCCTGTTTATAGTTGGGAATTTTGTTAAGTGGAACTCGACCTCAGGATGCTGTTGACAATCGCGGGGATGTTGGTGAGCGTCGTGAGCGCGTTTATTATCGTCAGACAAAAACTTTTGACTGTGGTGGAGCAACTCCAGGATGTGGAAAAGCGCCTCAGAACGGTAGATATTCGCGTCGATAAAGGGGAGGTCCGCGTTAGCACAGCGCATCAGTCGCTGGAAATAATTTCTGGGATGCTAATCGGGAGCTCGCTACGATTTTGGTGCGTTTGGACAATTCTGAGCGCGAAATCGCATATTTGAAAACCTTGCACAACGGCAAACATCACGGCGCGGAATGAATTTGCGTGCTGGTGCGGGAGCGCTTAGCGGCGCGGTGAATACGGGTGTCCGTTTTCGAAGGCTTCCAGATTGTAGTCACGCCAGGTTGGTTCGAACATCTCGTATTCGTCTTTGGTGCAGACCGAGATATGGGTCGGCCCCTCGGCACTTTGATATATATCATCTTGCATTTGCAGGAACGCGCGACCGCTGCTGGCTCTGCATGTTGCGCACCGCAGCTAACAAGGAAACGCCGTAGCGTTTTCTGACATGGCTCAGAAGATCGAGCGTCATGTCCTCGCCGGCGACCTGCTCGCGATAATCGTCGATCGGCATCAACAGATAGGAGGCGAAGGTATCGGCCTCCTCCTCGCGCTCCTTTTCCACGTCCTTCCATTCGTTGGCCTGAAGGGGAAGGCATGCGAAATCGAAGCCGTCAGCCAAGACCTCGCCCGCGCAGTCGGCGGCCTGGAGCGGGTGCCGGTGAAGGACGTAATGCCCGAACTCGTGCGCGAGGGTGAATCGCTCTCGACCCGGGTAATCCGTCGCCGTGTTGTAGAGAATCTGCCAGCTTGGCTTTTTCCGGTTCGCGCGCAGCATCCCTTCGAAACCATCGATTTCGACGCCCTTGATCTTGGTGATCGGATCGTCGAAGTTTTTCGACATTTCGAAGGCCAGCGCCTCGACGTCAACCGGGAACCGGTCCTCCCCTAACGCGGCACGGAGCACAACGGACAAATCGTTGGCGGCTTTCTTCGGGGATTTCCGGTCGGTCTCCGTCATTCGTCGTCTTCATCCAGCAGTTTAAGCATGCCCTGAAGTTTCTTTTTGGTCTTGTCGGGCATTCCTTTGTATTTGCGAAAAAACTCCCTGTCGGAGGCGTCCGCCTCGGTGACGTCCTCCGCAGTTAATAAATAATCCATCGTGGTATCAAGCGCCTGAGCTATGGCTTGCAACTTTTCAGCGGACGGGCGGGCCACATCCTTGTTCTCCAATTCCCACATGTAACTCTTGCTGGACCCGATCGCGTCGGCAAGCTGTTCGAGTGTAAGCCCCGTCTTCAAACGCCGTTCCCGAATTCGTTCCCCGAGTGGCGTTGGCATCGTTCCTCCCGATTTTCGCTGCAATACGCAGGTTCGGTATAGCGTTATCGTTGGTGCTTGACAAGCGTTCATTCGTGGTGTGAACGTGGTCGCAGTCTGTGCTGGCGACCACGAAAAACACCGGAAACGGATTTAGCCACGTTCGCATTCGCAGCAAATTATATGGCATATTGAAACGCAGGCGAGCGAACCACAGTGGTTCATGGATTGTTAAGATGTGTTTGTTCACGGCGAAGTTTACCCCGCCGCGGCGCAGGTAGTCGTCGCGCCACGCCAGGATCGTGAGTGGGCTTTGTCTGATCAGGGTCATATCTCTTGTTTTGGTTATCATCATTGCGTTAGCCCTCGACTTTCTCCGGCAGACTGTCGTGTGATTTGATCATCTCGATCAAGTCGCGGACGTTGGCGGTGGTATAGGAGCCACCTGCGTCGATGTGAGCCTCTAGCTGCTCTGCGTATTGCACTGAATCGCTACGTTTACTCATACCTCCCCAAATTTTCATGGCATTCATAGGAGTTCCTTTCGATTGCGAATGTAAGCTTACCTTACGAGCCGCGTCCTCTTCAAGCCGAGTTCCACCAGGCGCGGAAGCGCTTCACCGTTGCGGTCTGCCATCGCCGGTTCGGCAAGACTGTGATGGCGGTTGCCGATGCGGTGCAGACCGGATTGTGGACGCCGCTTCATCGCCCACAGGTGGCCTATATTGCGCCGACTTATGGGCAGGCCAAGCGCGCCGCCTGGGAGTATGCGAAGGAGATGTGTGCCGGTTTTGGCGGTGTGCGCTTTCATGAGTCGGAGCTGCGCATTGACATGCCGCGCGTGTTGCAGAACGGGCAGAAGGATTTTGTGCGTCTGATGCTGTTGGGTGCCGATAATCCTGACACCTTGCGTGGCATTTATCTCGACCATGTCGTGCTTGACGAGTATGCCGACATGAACCCGAGGCTGTTCCCCGAGGTCGTGCGACCGGCCCTGTCTGACCGCAAGGGGTCGGCGGTCTGGATTGGCACGCCGCGCGGCCAGAACCTGTTTTACGACAAGTTTGAAGAGGCCAAGACCGAAGTGCGGGCTGGGAACGAGGACTGGCACTGGTGTATTCACAAGGCGTCCGAGACTGGCGTGGTTGACGAGTATGAGTTGGCGGATGCGGCCAAGCAGATGTCGAAGCCGCAATTTTCGCAGGAGTATGAATGCTCCTTCGATGCGGCGCTTGAAGACGCCTATTATGGCTCACAGATGGAAGAGGCTGAGCTGGAAGGTCGCATCGGCAGGGTGCCGTTTGATCCGAACTCGAAGGTGGAGACTTTCTTCGATCTCGGCTTTGCGGACGCCACCAGCGTCTGGTTTGCGCAGCGTGTTGGCGGCGCGGTGCATCTGATTTCGTACTATGAGAACTCGGGCGAGGGGTTGCCGCATTACGTTTCGTTGTTGGAAGAGTATGCGCGGAGCAAGGAGAACGGCGGACGCGGCTATACCTATTCCCGGCATATTTTTCCGCACGACGTGAAGGTGCATGAGATCGGCACCGGCAAGTCACGGCTTGAGGTTTTGGAAGAGCTGGGTGTGGTGCCTGACATCGCCCCTAATCTCAAGCGGGCGGACGGCATCGAGCAGGTGCGCAATCTGCTGCCGCGCTGCTGGTTTGATGAAGAAAAGTGCGATCAGGGCATCAGGGCGCTGAAGCAGTATCGTAAACAGTGGGACGAGACGCGCAAGATATATAAGAACCGTCCGAGGCATGACTGGACGTCACATGCGGCGGATGCACTCAGGTATGGCGCTATTGTTACCCCGAGATCGGCCCGCTGGGCAGACCCGATCGAGTATCCCAAGCGGGCGTTTGTTTAGAGTTCAGCAAGCCTCGTTTTGATAGCGCGTTTGATTACACCCTTTACGACCGCAAAGGTGGTGCGTTCGTGGTCGTTGAACTGGGCGATTGTCGCGTACAGATCGATTTCACCGTCGCGGTTATGAAGGTCGTCGAAGTCTGACGGCAGCGCATTTGCGAGATGGATTGCGGCGATATAGATCGGATGACTGTCGCCCAAAGGGAATGGTTGATACCAGTTGAGGGCACCCATAAGGCACTGACCTCGATTGGTGACGTAATCGTTCTGCACCCAGTCGCATGGTTCTGCGAGCATGGCGTCAGCATCGCGCAAGACTGTCAGCGCGGCGTCGTCTTTGAGTTGAGTTGTTTGATCAAGTGGCATGGTGTGTCTCTTTTTATATCGTGATGTTCTTATCGGAAAGCAGCGGGAGACCACCCCAACTTTCCCCGAAACCATTCCGGCGCTGTGCGCACAGCCTCCGTTCAAGTATGTCACTTTCGAATCGGTGCCTTCATTATTTGGTCGCGAAGGCTAGCTCTCCGATAAGAACACCAATGGTTTTTCTTCGATTAAAGGACAGCTTAATCCCATAACAGTACAATTTGCAACTTCTCTGGAGATTACAGAATGAAACAGAACATTGATGTCGGTGACCTTGGTGGCCTGACGCATGAACTGGTGGCCTTGCCGAAGTCTGCCCGTCTGGAGATTTGCATTGGCGGCGAGATTTACACCGGCAAGGTTGAGCTGGAGACTGAACCCGGCTGTGCGCGGCTGCACTTCGACGAGAAGAAGAAAAAGCCAGCGAAGAGCAAGGGCAAAAAGTAATGGTGTCTCTGCTTGATCCCGTCTTACCCGACCCCAGGCTAGAGGCTGTATCTCCAGCCTATCTTGCCTTTCAGCAGCAGGTGGCGAACCCGCAATTTGGCGCGCCTGCGCCACCTGTCGCACCGGCACAGGTTGCGTATCAGCAGCAGCCAGGGCAGGTGCCACAGGCGTATCCACAAACGATTCCGCCTTGGTTGTTACCGGGGTATGAGCCGCCGGGCATGGGTGCGCCTGATCGGGAACGTGAGTTCAGAGCAGATCATGCCGCAAGGGAAAAATATCGGGCAGACCTGCTTGCCGACAGGCTGGATAAAGAAACATTATGGAGAGGTTTGAAGGGGGCGCAATTTGCTCAAAAAGCACTGCCTTTTGCATTCCCGGTGGGATTTCTGGTGGATAAGTTTTTGCCAGAGGGTAAGACAAGAAGCCTTCTTTCGGGTTTCAGTCCATTTGAACATGCCAGGCTCGACGAGGTGGCTCACCGCGATGCACTGATAAGAAATCAGGGACTAACCCAATCATACGGGCCGGGTGCTGTGAGTGATTTTGTGCCCGAGTTCAGCCCCGGTGTGCCTCGTGTTCCCGATCCGCCGCCTAGTTTGTCGAGTGTCTACGAACCGCATCCGGCGGAATTTGGTGGGCAGGCTTTTGACGCTGCACAGGCTGGCGGACAAAACGGCGGCGGTTATGACCCCCGCAATGAGTTTGACCAAGGCTTTGGTGGCTATGGCGACCCAGGTGGCTACTGATGAGCATGAAAATGGCGATCCAGATTCAGCGTCTGGAAGAGCGGATGGATGCACTTGAAAGCCGCGTGAAGGGTGATGTGCCCGAGGCTCACGTTGAGACCCATGCGACCGGCAACGAGCATGTTGGCCCGCTGAGAATTAAGCATGTGGGGTTTGGTCGCTGGGACGTAGTCAACGAGACTGGTGCGCGGCTGAACGGTCACTGGATGAAGAAGGTCGATGCGCAAGCCTTCATCACTGAACATGCTGTATGAACCGACGTACTCGGTCTACGATGAACCGTTTTACATCGAGATTGAAGGTGGCATCGAGGGCAATTTCGGAATTTGCCCGGTCGCGTTTTGCGTCACGGCGATGACAGGCATGGTCGGACAGCGGTGTGCTCGATGCCATGATGAAGGTGACCAATGAATCAAGTTTACCTCCCTGAACTTGGCGGGCTTCGGCCCGTCATTTTTTTGAGGATCAGCTGATGGCTAAGATGACCGAAGCCGACCTCATCGGCATTATCAAGGGAGAAGTCCAGGCAAGCGCCACATTTGTCGGTGGCGAGATCAGCCAGCAGCGCCGCAAGTCGATGGAGTATTACCTCGGCGAGCCGTTCGGCAATGAAAATGAAGATGAGTCCTCGGCTGTTATGACCGACGTGCAGGACGTCATCGAGAGCGCCATGCCATCGCTGATGGAAATATTCGGTTCGGGTGAAGAGGCGGTCAGGTTCGAGCCGGTCGGCCTGGAAGATGAGGACGCCGCCAAGCAGGCAACCCAGTACATAAACCATATCTGGTTCAAGGCATCCTACAACGATGGCTTTGGCACCACATACGATTTTATCAAAGATGCTCTGCTTCAGAAGCAGTCTTACCTAAAAATCTGGTGGGAAGATCACGAACACACGCGCCGCGAGACACTGACCAACGTCAACCTGGCGAAGCTGATCGAGTTCGAGGAAGACAAGCAGATCGAGATCATCGAGCAGGAAGCGGTTGAGGTGCCGCCTGAACTGCTTGAGTTTGCACCGGACGGCTTGTTGTTTGACATCACCATCAAGCATACCGAGACGAAGGGGCGTTGCCGCATCGTCTGCATTCCGCCTGAAGAGTTCCTGATTTCGCGGCGGGCGACCTCGCTCGATGAAGCGACTTTCACCTGTCACAAGGTCAAGAAGACGGTCACTGAGCTGCTTGAGATGGGTTATTCGAAGAAGGTGGTCGAAGGGCTACCGAGCCATGATGAGCAGAACTACAACGAGGAGCGCGTCGCACGTTATGCCCAGGACGAGGAATGGCCGGATCAGCATGATGAAGTGCGTGACCCGTCGATGCGCGAAATCTGGTTATACGAATGCTATCTGAAGGTCGACTACGATGGCGATGGTCTTGGAGAGATGCGGGCTGTGACCACGGCGGGGCCGGGTTACAAGATTCTTGAGAACGAGCTGGTTGACGATCATCCGTTCATCGATATGACGCCGATCAGAATGCCGCATAAGCATTTCGGTCGCTCTCTCGCCGACCTGGTAATGGACATCCAGTTGATCCGTTCGACGGTTTTGCGCCAACTTTTGACTAACATGTATGGGGTCAATTCCAACCGGTATGTCGTCAATGAGCGTGTGAATTTAGATC